AGAACGTCAAAAACCGCATTGCCGTGTCCATGGCACCGCGGATGGGCAAGTCCCAGATGATCTCGATCTACTACCCGGCGTGGTATCTCGGCCGGCACCCGGACCACAAGGTGATCGTGGCGTCGCATACCTCCGATTTGGCCGTGGTCATGGCGCGCAAGGTGCGTAACCTGATCCAGTCGCCGGAGTACGCCCGGATTTTCCCCAAAACCAAAATTGCTGCGGACGCCAAGGCAGCGCAGCAGTGGAACACCACCGCCGGGGGCGAGTATTTCGCGATCGGTGTGGGCGGCGCGCTGGCCGGACGGGGTGCACACCTGATCATTGCCGACGATCCGCTGTCTGAGCAGGACATCAAGAGCGGCAACACCACATCGCTTGACGGTGTGTACGAGTGGTTCAGCGCCGGCTTGCGAACACGTCTGATGCCGGACGGGAAGATTTGCGTGCTGCACACGCGCTGGCACCAGCGGGACCTGATCGGCCGGCTGCTCAAAGACTCTGCCATGAACGAGGGCGGGGACAACTACGAGGCGTTTGAGTTCCCGGCCATCCTGAACGAGGGCACCGAAAACGAGAAATCGATCTGGCCCGAGCAGTGGTCGCTCGAGAGCCTGCAGCAGACCCGGGCGTCGATGCACCACATCATGTGGCAGTGGTATGCCCAGTACCAGCAGAACCCCACCGCGGCCGAAGCTGCGATCATCAAGCGCGACTGGATCAAGTGGTGGACCCATGAGGACCCGCCGCAGTGCGAGTTCCTTGTGCAGGCGTTCGACACGGCGCTCACCACCAAAGAGCGCTCGGACTTTTCTGTGTGCCACACATGGGGCGTGTGGTTCAACGAGGAAAACGGCACCCAGAACGTCATCTTGCTCAACTCCGTCAAGGGGAAGTACGAGTTCCCGGAGCTCAAGCAGATGGCCCACGACCAGTACAGTGAGTGGCAGCCGGACTCTGTGGTGGTGGAGGCCAAGGCCAGCGGCCAGCCGCTGATCGACGAGATGCGCAGGTCGGGCATCTTCGTGCAGGACTTCAGCCCGGGCAAAGGCCAAGACAAGATTGCGCGGCTCAACGCCGTGGCGGACATGTTCGCCTCCGGCCACGTCTGGTTTCCTGAGACCGCGTGGGCTGCCAAGACCGTCGAGGAGATTTTGGCGTTCCCGGCCGGTGAGCACGACGACGAGGTGGACACGATGACGCTGGCCCTGATGCGCGTGCGAAAAGGTGGCCTGTTGCGCCTGAGCACCGACCACGAGGATAATGAAGGCTTCCAGCGGGCCCGCCGGGCTGCGTATTATTAGGATTCACCATGGCAGCAGCAAACAGCATGACCTCTTCGCTCACTCCGGCCCCGTTGGGCTTGGGGGCGCTCTCAGGCATTACTCCAGACGACACCCCAGCGATCGAGATTGAGATTGAAGACCCCGAGGGCGTAAAAATTGGCGTTGACGGGCTCGAGATCGACCTGATGGCGGGGGAGGACGAGGCCCTTGAGTTCGACGCCAACTTGGCCGATGCCATGGACGACGGGGAGCTGGGCACGCTGGCCAGCGACCTGCTGAGCGAGTACGACACCGACGTTGCCTCCCGCAAAGAGTGGGTGGACATGTACGTCAAGGGCCTCGAAGTGCTGGGCATGAAGTACGAAGAGCGCACGGAGCCGTGGGAGAACGCCTGCGGGGTGTACTCCACCGTGCTGACTGAGGCCGCGATTCGCTTCCAGTCCGAGACGATCATCGAGACGTTCCCGGCGCAGGGCCCGGTCAAAACGGAAATCATCGGCGCGATCGACAAGCTCAAGGAAGAAGCGGCCGAGCGCGTGCGCGTGGACATGAACTACAAGCTCACGGAAGAGATGCCGGAGTACCGCCCCGAGCACGAGCGCATGCTGTACAACTTGGGGCTGGCCGGTGCCGCGTTCAAGAAGGTCTACTTTGACCCGAGCATTGATCGCCAGACCGCAGTGTTTGTCCCGGCCGAAGACCTCATCATTCCGTACGGCGCGTCCAGCGCCCGCACCTCTGAGCGCGTCACCCACGTGATGCGCAAGACCAAAAACGAGATCAAGAAACTGCAGGCCGCGGGCTTCTACCGCGACGTGGACTTGGGCGAGCCCGCCACGTTCTTCTCCGACATCGAGAAGCAGAAAGCTGAAGACCAAGGGTTTACCCTCAGCGAGGACGGCCGGTATCAGGTGCTCGAGATGTGCGTCGACTACGAGCTGCCCGGCTACGAAGACCCTGACGGCATCGCGCGCCCCTACGTCATCACCATCGACCGGGGCACATCGCAGGTGCTGTCCGTGCGCCGCAACTGGAACGAGAGCGACCCCCTCAAACTCAAGCGCCAGCACTTCGTGCAGTACACCTACGTGCCCGGCTTTGGTGTGTATGGCCTTGGCCTGATCCACATCATCGGTGGCTACGCCCGCGCGGGCACGTCGCTGATCCGCCAGTTGGTGGACGCCGGCACGCTGAGCAACTTGCCCGGTGGCTTGAAGTCCCGCGGCCTGCGCATCAAAGGCGACGACACCCCGATCGCCCCCGGTGAGTTCCGCGACGTGGACGTGACCAGCGGCACCGTGCGTGACAACATCATGCCCCTGCCGTACAAGGAGCCCAGCCAAGTTCTGATGGCCCTGCTGAGCCAGATCACGGAGGAGGCTCGCCGCCTTGGCTCCGTGGCCGACATGAAGGTCAGCGACATGAGCGCCAACGCGCCCGTGGGCACCACACTGGCCATCCTTGAGCGCCAGCTCAAAACCATGAGCGCGGTGCAGGCGCGGGTCCACTACGCCATGAAGGAGGAGTTCAAGCTCCTGAAGGTCATCATCCGGGACAACACTCCGGGCGACTACGAATACGTCCCGAACGGCGGCAACCCCAAAGCCAAGCGGGAAGACTACGACATGGTGGAAGTGATTCCTGTGTCGGACCCCAACAGCTCGACCATGGCCCAGCGGATCATGCAGTACCAAGCTGCGATCCAGTTGGCCCAAGGCGCTCCGCAGATTTACGACTTGCCGCAGCTGCACCGCCAGATGCTGGAGGTGCTGGGGATCAAGAACGCCGACAAGCTGGTGCCGGTCGACGACGATATGAAGCCGCGCGACCCGATCAGCGAGAACATGGCGTTCCTGACTGGCAAGCCCACCAAGGCGTTCATCTACCAAGACCACGACGCGCACATCGCGGTGCACACGTCGATGATGCAGGACCCGCTGGTCATGGGCCAGATGGGCCAGAACCCCATGGCGCAGCAGATGCAAGCGGCCATCATGGCGCACGTTGCCGAGCACGTCGCGTTCCAGTACCGCAACCAGATCGAAGAGCGCCTTGGCGCGTCGCTGCCCGCACCCAACGCAGAGTTGCCAGAGCAGGTCGAGGTGCAGTTGGCCAAGCTGGTCGCCCAAGCAGCGCAGCAGCTCACGCAGATGCATCAGGGGGAAGCCGCCCAGAAGCAGGCCCAGCAGCAGGCGCAGGACCCGATCGTGCAGATGCAGCAGCAGGAGCTGGCCATCAAGCAGCAGGACGCGCAGACCAAGGCCCAGAAGGTTCAGGGCGACTTGGCGCTCAAGGGGCAGGAGCTGCAGCTCAAAGCGCAAGAGCTGGCCAGCCGTCAAGGCGAGAACCCAGAGCTTGCCGCCGCCAAAATGCAGCAGGAAATGGCCATGGAGCGCCAAGTGCACGAGCAGGAAATGGCGCAGCGCCAGCAGGAATTTGATCAAAAAATGGCCCAGAAGCAGCAGGAGGCCTCCATGAAAATGCAGGTCAAGCTGATGGAACGCGCAAACCAACCGCCCGCGGGCACAGGTGAATAATGGACATGCGAATTTGGGACCTCCTCGACCGAAAGCTTGAGGAGCAAGTCAAAAGTCATTCAGAAGCTTTGGTGGCTGGGCAGCCGAAAGACTACGCCCACTACCGAGAGTTGTGCGGGGTCATCCGAGGTCTCCAGACCGCACAGCTTGAACTTGGCGACCTCGTGCGTAAACTGAAAGACAACGACGATGACTAACTTCGACACCCAAGCGGTCGATTTGTCGGGCATTCTCAACAAGCCCGTTGAGGACAAAGCCAAGCAAATTCCTGACCCAGCCACTTACCACCTGCTGTGCATGCTCCCGCAGGCCAAAGAAGAGTACGAGGGCGGCTTGCTCAAAGCCAGCCAGACCATGCAGTTCGAAGAACTGCTGTCGCCCGTGCTGTTTGTGGCCAAGATGGGTCCCGATGCGTTCAAGGACGAAAAGCGTTTCCCCAGCGGCCCGAGCTGCAAGGTAGGCGACTTTGTTCTGGTGCGCCCCAACAGCGGCACGCGGATGAAAATCCACGGCACTGAGTGGCGCTTGATCAACGACGATTCTGTCGAGGCGGTGGTCCAAGACCCGCGCGGCATCCAGCGCGTTTAAGGAGACACCATGGCCGACATAGAGAAAACCGAATTCGAGTTTCCCGACGAGATCGAGGAAAAGAACGCGCGCGCCGGCGGGCGGGTGGTCACACCTGAACCCGAACCGGAAGTCGAAATCGTTGACGACACCCCGGAGGCGGACCGCGGCCGAAAGCCCATGGAAACGCCCCCCAAGGACGTGACCGATGACGAGCTGGCCAAGTACGACGAGGGCGTCCAAAAGCGCATCAAGCACTTCACCAAGGGCTACCACGAAGAGCGCCGGGCCAAAGAGGCGGCGCTGCGCGAAAAGGATGAGGCCATTCGCCTTGCCCACGCCATCGTCGAGGAGAACAAGAAGCTCAAGGGCTCCTTGAGTACCAACCAAACTGCGCTGTTGGAACAGGCCAAGCGCAACGTGGCCAATGACTTGGACGAGGCCCGCCGCCAGTTCAAGACGGCGTACGAGTCGGGCGATTCTGATGCGCTCGCAGCGGCGCAGGAGGCCATGACCGCGGCCAAAATGAAGGCCGACAAAATCAACAGTTTCCGACCTCCCGCTTTACAAGAGCAGGAAACTGAGGTACAAATGCCAGCACAGCGGCAAGAATCTCCGCGTGTTGATCCCAAACTCCTTGCATGGCAAGAGCAAAACACTTGGTTTGGGCCCAACAGAAAGCTGACGGCTTACGCCCTTGGCTTGCACGAGGAGATTGTGTCCGAAGGATTTCCTGCAGGCAGCAGTGATTACTACGAAAAGATCGATGCTGAAATGCGGGCAAGGTTCCCAGATGTATTCGAGTCTGGAAACCCGGGGGATGCGAACCCTCCCTCGAAACGATCGAATGTTGTCGCACCGGCAACGAGGAGTACTGCGCCCCGAAAGGTCGTACTTACCAAATCGCAGGTCGAAATCGCCAAGCGGCTCGGCGTTCCATTGGAACTCTATGCACGCAAGGTTGCGGAAGAAATGAGGAAATGAACATGACGGAACAACTTCGTACCAAGCGTGATAACGAAACACGAGTGACCGCAGCGCGCCCTACCAAATGGGCTCCTGCCCAGCTTCTACCTGACCCCACACCGGAGGCCGGGTACGCTTATCGCTGGATTCGTGTGAGCACTCTAAACGCAGATGATCCGCGTAACATTTCATCCAAACTCCGCGAGGGATGGGAACCCGTGAAGGCGTCTGATCACCCAGAAATCCAGTTGTTCGGGGAGACCAATGGTCGATTCCCAGACTCGATTTGTGTTGGCGGTCTGCTTCTTTGCAAAACACCTGCTGAGTTCATTGAACAGCGGAACGCGCATTACGGCCAACAAGCCGAATCGCAGATGCAGTCAGTGGACAACGCTTACATGCGAGAAAATGACCCCCGTATGCCGCTTTTCAAAGAGCGGAGCACGAAGGTTACTTTCGGTAAAGGTATATAAACTTTTTGGAGTCCAAACATGGCTTACCCCACCGTTTCGGCACCCTACGGCCTGCAAGCAATCAATCGTATTGATGGCATGCCGTACGCAGGTGCAATCCGTCAGATTCCCGTAGCTGCTGGCTTCGGCACCGCCATTTTTGATGGCGACACCGTTGTGATCAACAGCGATGGTTATCTCGTTAAATCCACCACAACTGACTCTGGCAACATTGTTGGCGTGTGCATGGGTGGTCAGTACGTGAACTCGAGCGGCCAAACCGTTCAAGGTCAGTTCATCCCCGCTCT